CCGAAATCGCACCTTCTGGAAAACATCGCTACGACGGACAATGACAAGGTCAACATTTTAAAAACCGCCGGGATATATGGCGCCAACGCCTCAGGCAAATCAAATTTACTGCTTGCGTTCCGGGCGCTTCAGTGGATCGCTGATGACTCGGGAGATTTGAAGGACGGAGAGAATATTCCGTGTTACGAGCCTTATCGCCTTTCCAAAGAAACACTCAAGCAACCGATATCACTCGAAGTTGAATTTCTAAACGATGACGGCTTACGCTACATATATTGCGTGACCTACAACCGTAAAGAAATCATCACTGAAAGTTTAGATTATTATCCGTCGCGCCAACGGGCTAATATCTTCCGCAGGGTTGAAGGCGACACATGGGAAACAATTACCTTTGGAAGTCATTATAAAGGTGGCACCAAGCGTATTCCCTTTTTCAAAAATAACTCATACTTAGCGAAAGCAGGCAACAACGCAGCTGCTTCCGAAATCATTAAATCGGTATATCAATATTTTCGTAGAATATTTCGCTCGGGTCTGAAGCGCCCGTTAGACGCATCATCCTTTTACGATACATCAGCAATACTTAATCATGTCGCACAGCTACTTTCGCACGTAGATACTGGAATTTTAGAAGTAACCAGAAAAGAAAAAAAACTTGATGGTTTCCTTGCTTCATTATCTTCGGAAATACCCGATGACGTACGAAAGGAAATTGAGGCGAGAAATAAATATGACTTCATATTTACTCGCAAATCAGAAGATGGCGAAAGCGTAAAATTTACACTGAAAAACGAATCGGATGGCACGCAAAAGCTATTCAATTTTCTTCCGATTTTATGTATGTCATTTGCCGCTGGCTCCGTCCTAATTATGGATGAGCTTGACAATAGCTTTCACCCTCACATCGCCGAACTAATCATTAAACTTTTTAATGACCCGGAAGTTAACCACGGTAACGCACAGCTGATTTTCAGTACCCACAACATCAACTTGATGTCACCTCAGCTAATGCGAAGGGACCAAGTATGGTTTACTGAAAAACAAAATGGGGCCTCCACCCTTTACTCTCTGGACGAATTTGATAAGTCAACTGTCAAATCGAGCACTCCTTATAGCCACTGGTACGACGAAGGTCGATTCGGTGCACTCCCTCACATTAACTATAATGAGATAGCAAAACTCCTGTCGGTGGAAAATCTCCACGACACATACTTTTCTGATCATGAGAATGACGAGGAATTGATCCAGACGGGAGAGATAGATGCCTAAGTCACGGAAGACAGACGTTCGAAAAGTACCTAACAAAATGCACATATACTGTGAAGGTGCGAAGACCGAGCCAAATTACATAAACGCCTACATTAACAGCCTAAAAAACCACGCATTACGAAGCGTTGTAATTGTAGAGCCAACTAAAAAAAACACTCCTATCCAACTGGTTGAGGTAGCGGTTCAACATAAGCGTAGCCGAACAACACCGGCAGGCGACGTATTCTGGGTAGTATATGATAGAGAGTCGACCATCAAGTACTCAGATTTAATGCATGATAAAGCTTACAAAAAAGCCAAAGACAATGATGTCAATATCGCGCTATCAAATGTATGCTTCGAGCAGTGGATTTTGATGCACTTTTTACCCAATGCGCAGCCATACTCTTGTTTTGATGACCTTTTGCAAAATAGTCAACTTCGGCAAAAAGTATTAGCTCGAACAGGGAGTAATTATGACAAAGCCGGCTCTGCACTGTATTCACACATTGCTGAGGACATCGCAGCAGCTCGAACTGTAGCTGCTTCGATTAACAGAAGCACGCTAGCGGCGGCAGCCCCGGGAAGGGATAAGCCTCATCACTTAAACCCCTACACGGACATCCCTAAACTGCTAGATGCCATAGATGAATTTGAGTGATCTCCAATGCTATGGTAGTGCGTTTTTTGGTATTTACTGGTCGTAACGCACTGACCAACTACGCGCTATTAAAAATAGTATCGCGTTCGGTCCCCCTCAAAGGACCGACGCGGTATTTAAATTTGGTTCCAGCTTTACTGGATCATCATGTCGGTGCCAGGACCCGGCAGCAAAATAAAAACAACAGACCATAAAAAAACACCAGCTCAGTCAGTAAATTCGCGGGACGCCCAAGCGTTTGCATATAACGGATTTTACGCCCCCTCTCCAAGCTCAAACGGCTTGAAGCGAATAACCTCCTCGCCCAGCCATTCGTTGATTTGTATCAGGCGCGCCTGCAGCGGTTCCAGTTCGTTCAGTCCCCAAACTTGGGCGGCTTCGCGCATCGAACCAAAGCCCCCCGAGTTCTGCGGCACGATGCCCATCAGTTGTGGATAAATGCGCAGGGCCGCGAGCAGATCGTCGCGACTGATGTTTTTGATCGAGCCGAAGTCATCCTTGGCCGCGACCTCGCTGATTGGGATCAGCTGGATGCCGTCTTTCTTCCCACCAGGTGCATACATGAACAGGTTGCGGAAGTTTCCCGGGCCTTTGCTGCTCTTCATGGCGCTACGCAGATCCGTAACGAAGTCCTCGTTCTGTGCCGCGTCGGTCATGTACAGAATGAAGCCGGCATGGCTGCCGTTCTGGTAGTACTTGCGCCGGAACAGGGTCGCTGCTTCGTTCAGCAGCGCGCTTTGAAGCGCTGACAGCCACTCGGGTAATCCGTAAATCTCCTGGTTGATGTCGGCCTCCCGCAGATGGCAGATGCTGTCTTTGCGAAACTCGTGCTCGTCACGCCAGCCACGCACCTGGAAGTAACTCCCCTCCTCGACGCCTCGACGCACAAACTTGGCCATCGCCGGCAATAATCCCAGCGCCTGACGCAGCATGTTGTCGCGCTTCTCCAGGTAGGTGTTGCCGCACCAGATGAAATCCAGGGCCACCTGTTCGAAGGCCTGGCGGCTCAGCAGTTTGTGCGGGATGAAGGTTCGAGCCAGAGCATTGCGTTTGAAGTTGAGCCCCGATTGCAGGTACACGCTGGCCCGGGTCGACTTGGCCAAACCATCCAGCGACAGCGGCGGTTCGTACCAGCGCCCGTTCGACCAGCATTCCAGATAGTCGAGGATCTCGCGGCCATCGAGCACCGGTACCGGATCGCCAAAGGTGAATGCATGGGCCTGACCCTGCGCAGGCAGTGCCCCAACCAGATCGGTAGTCATCAACAAATCTCCATGATGCCGGTGTTGGCAGCGGTCTGCCCTTCCAGCGGCTCGTTGTGCAGGGCGTGGAACAATGCCCACGCCAAGTCGGCGTGACCGGTTTCGTCATTACGACCGGCCGTGTAAGTGAACTGCCGCCCAGAGGCGGTGATGGTTTTGCGAATGGCCATCAGGCTCGAAGCCATATCGGTCCAGCCGGCATCGAATTCGAGGCGCCCGTTCTTGATCACGTCGTATGCCTTGAGCACCAGACGGGTTTTCACTTCGGGCGAGTAGCTGAACGTGGTTACGGCCGGGAAGAACTGGCGCACCAGCTGAGCCACGCCGCTGCCCAGACCGGTAACGTCGACGCCGATGTAAGTCACCCAGTAGCGCTTGGTCACCTGGCGGATGGCCTCGGCCTGCGCCGCAAAGTCCATGCCCCGGAACTGATGACGCTCAAGCACGCGGAACTTGCCGCCCGGTACCAGCGGCGGCGCCACCACAATCAGCCCGGCGCTGTCGCCGGTTTCGGCCGGGTCGTAGCCTACCCAGACCTGCCGATCGCCAAAGGGACGTGCCGCGAACGGTTTGTAATCCTCACCCCACTCCACCCAGCTATCGACCATGCAGGGCTGAAGCATCTGCAGCGGGAAGATCGAGGCGCCGTCGTCGACAAACTGGCACATCAGCAAGTTGGCGAACTGCTCCGGGTTGTACTCGAAGCGCAACTCCTCCAGGTCGAACAGATCGCACCCACGTTGCTCGGCATCAAGGATCGTGACGATCTGGCGCCAGATACGGTCCTCGCACAGTCGGCCCTGCCCCAGGGCGTCGTGACTTACATCCAGCTTGAGGTGTTGGGCGGTCGGTTTACCCTTATTGAAACGCTCGCCGGTCCACAACTTGTAGGCTTCGTGGGCCATGCTCGACGGGGTCGAAAAGTAGGTCTTGCGCCAGTGCTTGTGCAGCGCCATGCCCGAGGCAACTTTGTTCAGCTCCTCGAATTTGTGGGTCCAGAAGAATTCGTCGAAGTAAAAGTTGCCTGAGCGGCCCTGCGCCGTGCGGTAGTTGGTACCGAGAAAATGCAACTCGGCGCCGTTGGCCAGCACGATCGGATCGCCCGTCAGTTGTCGGCTAAGCACATCACTGACGAACGCCTGCATGTAGTTCTTGAACTGGTGGGCCTGAGCCTTGCTCGCCGACAGGAAAATCTGGTTGCGCCCGGTCTTGAGCGCATCGATCAGAGCCTCGCGGGCAAAGTAATAGGTCGCCCCGATCTGCCGGCTCTTGAGCAGCATCCGGGTGCGCTGGTTCATCGACCGGTACCAGTCAAGCTGGTACTCGAAACAGCCATCTCGAAAGGCTTCTTCCAACTTCTCGAAGTCATCCTCGGAGAAGTCGTTACGCTTGGGTTGTTTCTTCAGTTCAGCGTTACGCGCGGCCAACTTCGGATTGAGGTCGGTTTCGGTACCGCCACCCTGGAAGCGCTGAATGCGTGCCTGCCGCTCCAGTTGCCGATGCAGCAGGTCAATTTCCTTGAAGTCGCCCCCGGACTTGCCCTCCTTGAGGATCAACTGCACCAGGCGTGCTTCCAACGCACCACCGATGCGCTCGACGTTGTCTGCCCGGTCCCAGTCGTCGCGGGCCTTCCAGGAG